GGGTAATTCAGCAAATAATAGAGCTATTGCGTCAATGGCTCTTCTGCTTGCAGGAGAACCATCTTTCTTTGCAACACTAAACCCTATCAATTCTATTACCTCACTATCAAAGTCCTTAGCTCGTGCGTTTGCAAGTGCTATGAACTCTTGAATTTTCGGGCTCTTTGGAGAGGCGATAAAATTCTCAGCCTTTGAATCTATTGACATCATAAACTTTACAGCTTTTGTTGCCTGACCAGATTCAAATAATCCGTTGCCTACACCATCCATAATCATACCGATTATATTATGTGTGTCAACGTTGTTGATTTCTGTCGTTTCTTCCATTGAGTATAATCAGTCTTCTTTAAGACCATTTATCCATGCCCATTCAGCACGTTCTTCATATTCTATATCTTCCATAAGTAAAAAGTGGGATTTACATCCCTAATTTGTAAGACATTCTATCTATCTCGTCATCTAGTAATCTAGACACGAGTTTCATATGTCTTATTACGGCTACATTTGTTTCTTTCTCAACTCTACTTATAGTAGGATTGAGTAACACAGCAGTTTCGTAGTCTATACCCTCTCGGATTTCATTAGACCTTTCTATAAGTTCTTTTAATTCAGGCATGAGTAAAAAGTGGGCTAATGCCCTTTGTGAGAGGTTCTCTCCTACTATCGAACTGTAAGTAAGTCCAATCTTCGCAGAAGCAATTTTTGTCATTTTTATGACTATTTGCAAGTTCAGGATACCATGAAGTAACCCAATCATGCCATGTATATTCTTTCATAAGTAAAAAGGTGGGCTAATGCCCTAATTCTTTACTGTTAAAGCAAATCTAATTGCCTCAACAGGTATGTTTCTAGGTTTGTCTTCAATATCTTCCTTTTCAGGATTAATTGAATAGACACTTTCTTCCAATTCTATTCCATTCATAACTATAATGTAACCTAAACATCAATAAAACACACTATAAGAACAAACAGTACACTAATCCCTTAAAATACTGTTATATAATGAGTTGATTCGTTTTGATACTAGGCGTAAGGACGTTTCTGTTAAACCGTACGTACGTACGTAATCGTACAAATATCGTACAAGTTAATACAATAATATCAAGTACGCCTGAGGGCAGTCTCGGTATGAGTTTAGCCTCTCAGTACGTACTGTTTAGAAAAAAGTAGGTAGGATAAGATACGCCTACCATCGTAGCTCGTTATTACACGAGCATGTTTTAACCCTTAATGTTTCACTAATAGTACGTACTATACGTACGTACGTAGTAGTTTATCACTAAGTTTGTGTCGTCGGTATTAGTTGATTTAAGACTGTTAGATATTGGTATGAATTTTACACGATTGTTCAATCAAGAACGTGGCTAGATTCTAGCGTGCAAATTGCCAATATGTTTCACTAAACAACATCAGCTCGACTACGGATGTACAGAGGTTCACACTCATTCATCAATATCTTAAGTTTTCGATATTTGAATATACGTCACAGGTATTCTTTAGGCGTGCGTAAGTCACAAACGATTTTTTAATTCTTCGAATCAGGGTGTGCAAACTGTTTGTCGCCAAACTCAAAGTTTGTGCGATTACTGAGAATGTAGTGTTCCCGTCATTTCCTACCGTTTCGCTTGTGGCGTGAGTTTTGTATCTCATGCCTATCCTAAAGTAAGACACATATTTAACTCTACTAGGCACAGTTCCACAGTGTAGCACGCCTAGGTTAGCGAGCCAAGTGCATATGGAGAAAAACCCATTTTTGGAAAATAATAGGATACAAAAAGGAAAAAAATTTAATTACAATTCCTAGACGGAATATAAAACCAAATGATACATACAATGTACACAATATGTACAACATCTATATCCTGCTTATATATAAAGGCTTTTAGGCGTAAATCTAACCGATATCCTTATATCCATAATCTCGGTTGATTACTTACAATGGAGTTTGGAACCAAAAGTGAAAAATTAGGATGGATAATAATACCACTAGGTGTATGTGTTATGGTAATAGGAGCTTGTAATAATTGACTTGTATTAAATGTGCATGTGAAATGAAAACAGACGAGGGACTTATATACTCATGTTTATCTTGTAAAAGTATAGTTATGTTAGACTAACTTAGATAGTATCTTTTGGGGGAAATTTTGTACTAGTATGTGTACGCTCATGTTCAATAATTGTACCACTTTGTACAGAAATACTAGAATCTTCTATTATCAATCCACAATCGGGACAAATATATTTCATGCCTAGTTAGCCTCAGGCACACAGTCTACGCATAAGATATCATACGTATCAGATAATACTACTCCACTCTTAAAACAATTATGACACAAGCCTGTAGGCTTGGGAGTAGGTGTGAGGGACATTAATAGTTTCTTTAATCCGAACATCTATTAATACATTCCTTTAATACTTTGATTCGATAGTCTCGTTCTGTCGAAGTAGTTTCTTTTTCTATCCTAATAAGGACAGATTTAAAATCTATTAAATGTGCCTTTCTATCTTTTTTATCTCTATACATTTTATTAACCTTAATTATTCTTCAAAGTCATCCATATATAAATCTTTGGGAATACCAGATACATAACACCAACAGTTATTATTGCATTCATGCCTAGGCATGATTACATGGATTCTCCTTATCACATGAAGGACAGTTATTATACTCTATAGGATATGTAGTATTACATTCCTTACAATATACTGAATTGATATTAACCAATTTCTTCATCCCTGTTTAAATCGTTTAAATTGTTTAAAGTAACTTCATCATCAGTACCATTAAGTATATTATTTTGACTTAATAGGTCGTCACTTGAATCTTTACCCGAAGTGACGCCACTTGCCTTGTCCAAAACATCAATTTCATCTTTGGTAGAGTGTTCGTATGTCTTCGCATTTCCTTTTTTATTGTGATCTAAAATCATGCTCCCCTGAATCCTTATAAGGCACTTGCCTAGTTTGTTAAATGAATGATCTCCTATTGTATCATTACATGCTATACATGTCATTCGTTTAATTTGTTTTGAACCAAGAACCATACTTCTCTATATACAAAGAGATATATAAATCTTACTTAATTTACTAGTAAATGTGAAGCCTTTGTTTTTGGTTTAAATTTACAACAAGGACATTTATTGTCAATTAATAATTTTACATTTATCCAAGAATCACATCTTTTGCATAACGCATGTGTTTTAAATGGATTACCAAAAGGCTTACCACTACTTAGTCTGTCACAAATACCTTTACAACCTTTCATACAATATATCATATATATGTGTTATATAAACCTTTCTAAATCATTAGGATTATATTGTTTCATTTCAAACCCGTTTCTTTTTTCAGTCTTGAAAAAATACCAAAGTCCTACTATTCCTAACGGTATTAAAACCAACGTGCCAAGGCAAAATAAAGACAGAAAGAATACCAATATCTTTGACATATTTATATATATCTTTTACATAATAAAAGTGTTTCTAAAAAGGAGAACTTGATTATCCAAGTCTCTACATGACACAACGAATTAGGATTTTAACGAGACCTAAACAATCTTGTTGGTGAATCTTACGTGTTCACCAAGTCACGACCTGTGACAACGGGATTGCTCCTAAATATGTTACGTGAATGTTATATAAAAGTGTATCTGAAAAATAGGTTTGGTTTGACCGACCGAATTAAACTAATTACCGTAACCAGTCCCTTGTAGAGGATTGAAGTTAGGTAATAGGCTAAGAGGGCTACTGTCCGACTTATTGACCTTGCGTGTTTGAGTAATCCCTGACGCCTATTATATCATGAATGGTAGCCTATATAAACTTTCAACTATAATCCCAATACACTTAAATCCCCGTTTTGCTATCGCATTGGGTTAGTCGGATTCGTCTTCTCGTTCATTTTTAATTTTGTCTTCACACAGGAATGATAATTTCCAAAACGTCTTTTTATCCTGCATGTCCAATGCTTCAGGGTTCTTCCCAAAACATAGTTCAAACCAGCGTATTACTGTTTTATAGTCATCTAATTCAAAGTCTACCATAATCCTTTAAATACTACCTCACTAATAAGTTTTCAATATAGGTAATCTTTATATTATTAATTATATATTATATCTACATGACCAAGAATAAGACAGAGGCTATTAAGGAAGATACTCCCACTGTTGTGATAAAAGAAATAGCCAAAACTTGTTCTTGTAACAAAGATATAGGTAGAGATATTAGATGTTGTGATCATGGTGATCCTGACAAAATTTGACAAGTTACGTTAATTTCCGTCAATAGACAATAAGTTTATTAACTATTATATTCTCATTATATTATGGGTATTCGTTCTAGGTTATCTTCTATAGGTAAAAGTCTAAGTTTTTCTAACAAAGGATACACTGAAGCTACTACAAGACCATCTATTGCCCAGCCATACATGGCTACAGACACAGGAGCCAAACTACCAATTTTCCCATTCCCTCTCATAATGATTTATGAGTTGGCAGATAACATTGATGCTTTACGTATTCCTATTGAAACTCTTAACAGAGAGATGTTTAAGAACGGATGGGAGATTACACAACGATTTAAATACAAATGCAATCAATGTTCTAAAGAATTCAAATATGCTCCAAATATTGCAGTAGAAGGTGAATCTAAAGAACTTGCCAAAAGAGTACAATGTGATTCATGTCAAAGTTATGATTTGAGAAGTCCTGTACCTGAACACCGTAAGATATTGGAAGATTTAGTTAATAACCCTGTTAATGGAAACGCCCAAAATTTGGAAGATGTTGCTAGACAATTAGAAAGAGATTTAGAAATTGCAGATAATGCTTACTTGCTTATGTTAAAGAATTATTTTATTGATGATGTTACTGGTGAAATTGATCAGACTAAAACTGAGATCAAGGAACTGATAAGAATAGACCCACCTCAGGTAGCTATGATTGCTGACTCTGATGGTAGAATTGGTTATGATGACAAGAGACAGAAGATATATGTTTGTCCTAGATTCGAGCATAGGGATGCAAGACTTTATCATGACAGATGTGATAAATGTAATGCAAAGGCATTAAAGGCAATACTTGAAGTTAACTCAGTTTATTCCATAGGTGTACCACATCCTAAAAGAGTAATTTATGCTGAAGGTGAAGTAATATGGAAAGCAGGAAAATACAGACCAGCCTTGATTTATGGATTTTCTCCTATATTTGCAGTATGGAGTAAGGCTATGGCTTTATCTCATATGGATGAATATGTAAGAAAATACTTTGACAAGATGAGACCACCAAGAGGATTACTTGTAGTTGCCTCCCGTAACTATGAGACATTTAGAAAGTCATGGGATGCACTTGAACAAAAGGCTACAGAAGACCCATACATGATACACCCACTTATGGTTGAATCAGATAAGGGTGGACAGAATATGGCACAATGGTTAGACTTTACTGGAACATTACAAGAGTTACAATTCATTGAAGTAAGAAAAGAACTAAGACAAATCATTGGAGCTGTCTATGGTGTGCTTCCGTTATACTATGGTGAAATGGTAGGTGGATGGTCACAAGAAGGATTACAAGTTACAATTACAAACAGAGCTGTTAAATGGGGACAAGATGTATTATTCAAATCATTCTTTAAGAAATTTACAGAATTAATGGGTGTTGATGATTGGGATCTTAAACTAGAAGCAGGAGAAGAAAATGACAAACTCTCAGAACTTCAAAGAGATGGAGTTGAAATTGAAAACATGGCAATGTTACAGCAAATGGGATTTGATGTAGAGAGAACTGCTGAAGGAGAATTCAAAACTAACCAGATACCAACACCTATGGATGAATTACAAATGGGTAGAGGTAGAGGCACTGCTGCACCAGAAGAGAACAGACAAAACTTTTCTGGACAACCATTACAAACAAGACCATCCGATGAAGGAGGTGTTGCACAAGGACATCCAAGTTCAGGAAGTGGTACTTCAATGTCGCAGAAAAATTTCCCAACAGGAATTACACCAGACAACTTTGATGTGGTAAAGAAAACATTACAATCAGCAATAGACTTTAACTGGAACAAGACAAAGACAGTTGAAAAATTAAGAAAGTCTACAAGAATGACAGTAAGAGAATGTCGCAACATAGTAAAGAATGAGTTTGCAGATATGAAAAGGTGGGAAGATGACGAAGAGAAATCATAAGTGTGATGATTCCTGTAAAGTACATGGAACAAAACCAATAACTAAGGAACTTGTTGAGAGAGCTTTGAAAAAAATTGAAAAAAAATCCAAAACCAAAAAAACTAAAATTACAAAAGCCAAACTTGAAATAGATCGTATTGATAAAACAATAGATGATTTGATTAAAGTAAAAGATATATTCAAATGTGAAGATACATTTATATGTTTACAAGATTGTTTAAAGAAAATGATTAATATAAACAAGGATCATGGCTACTAAACTTAATTTAGATAGTGGTGGCACTGACATAGGAAATAAAATTGTTGATATACACCAAAAAAATGAATATACAGCCGTAAATAATTATAAAGAAGGACTATGTTTTGGTTGCTTTGGTAACAATGTAGTTGGTGCATTGGTAGCTGATATTTGTGGAGACTGTGCTGGTAAGAAAGGTAGAGAACCTTTACTTGTTTCAATAAAACCTATTTATTATGGAATGTGTCATTTTTGTGGAGTTTACAAATTTAACATGGAACGAATAAATTGTAGGTTATGCAAGAAATGTCATAGAAGAACTGCAAATCATATGAAAGAATATAATAAAAAAGGTGGCATGCATGGTGCTGATCCGTTCTGGCAATCAATGAGGAAAAAACACGGTAAGGACTGGAAACAAATAATGAACAACGGAACCAAATCTTATAGACAGTAAATCATTCATCATTTTTCAAAATAAAAATTATTCTGTCTGTCTCAAAGTCATAATATCTATGATCGTAGTCTATTTGTTTATTTTCATTTCTAAATACTGCATCCAAGTACCTGTCAACTCTCCATTTCAATAATGGTTTTCTTAGAAATCTTGGAAAGAATTCCAACTGCATTTTCTTTCTGTTAAATTTTATCTTATCATGTGTTATTAGTCGTGTTCCATCATTTTTATACTCGCCTATATCACCATTTCTGAAATGAACAAGTGACTTTCCAATTCTAGGTCTTTCTTTTGTTGTGTTTGTGTTTGTTACAACATATAGTTTATCTTTGTCCTGTATATACATATCAACAATTTTTACTCTTCTTGTCAGTTGGTCAGTATATCCCTTGTAAAAATGATCAAATGTTTTCATATCATCAAAAACATATATAGATGAAGCCATAATTTTATTAGACAATACTTATTAATAAACCAAACGATGATAATTTATTGTTTGGTAATAAAAAAGGGATAGAAACAGTTAAAGAAAAATGTGTATGTGAGGGTAAGATATACCGATATGTAGGATTTAAAATGGATTTAGAAATATGTTATCAATGTGGTAAATATAATGTTAAAACAGATGTACCTAATGATGATTTTATTGGGTTTATTAATGAAAATCCTGAACTCATACCACACCTAATTGAACTGAATTATTTAATTCCTGCATAAATTATAAATATATTTAAATATAATAGCAGGTATGGAAATGGGTTTTAATTCTGTATCTGAAGCTTTGTTAATTGCTGCAATACTAGGTATAGGCACAGGTTTGTATACATTTTTCAGGAAAATGAGTGCAACTCAAAAGGATTTATGTGAAACAGTTAGACAACTGCGAAGAACCCTGATAATTTTGGCAAAAGCTGTTGATAGGCAGTCAAACAGGTTACACCCAGATGAAATTAATAATTCAGAGTTAAATGACCTAGTTAAAGAATTGTTAAGAAATGATAAGTAAGGCTTAAATACTTTGTAATTTGTCAATATTTAATGAATAATATTATAGATAGAATTACCATAAACAACATCTTGGCATTTATCGTAGTATTGGGATATGTTGCAATGTGGTCATTCACATTGTTTATGGGCTTGTTAGAAGTGGTTCCAGAAGGAGAAACAAGACTAGGAGTAATCCTAGATTCTGTTGAAAGCCTAGCAGGAATTTTATCGACTATGACAATTATTGTTGTACTCGTAATTCAATACCACTTTAGAAAATCAAAAGGCGATCAAAACAAATCTTAGTATAAATACTAGGATTTTCTACTATTTTTTCCCATAATAATCTTTATTAGTATGGAAGCGATGTTTTATATATGGGAGAAGTAATTCAATTTAACCAACTCACTACATCTCTAAAAAGTATGCAATCAATCAATTCTGATGAGAGATATTTTGAAGGATTATTAACTGTTCAAATGAAAGATAAACAAGGGGAAGTTACTATTGTTGATGAATTATACAAGGTGTTACCAATTTGGATGGATAGAGGAGCACCAATTAGTGATACACATTCAAATCGTATCATAGGAAAAGGTATTAATTATTCTAAAACTATTGTTAAAAATGAACATGGTGAAGATTTGCCTGCAATTAAAATTACAGGTAAAATTTACAAAAATTACGAATTAGATAATGTTATTTGGGATAAAATCAAAAATAAGGAATACAAAGGACTATCATTTGGTGGGGCAACTCGTTCTAACCGAACACCAATGAAGATGAAAGATGGTTCTATGGCATATGCCTTATCCAATTTGGAACACTATGAGGTTGCAGTATGTAAAGATCCAGCAGTTCCAATGGCTGTGATTACAGATTATAATCCTATTGCAAAGGCTAGTTTTAATTCTGAAGTAAGAGATGACGGTAAAATGGTTATTAGATGTACCAATATGGGATGTTTTGTAGAAAAATCTGATATTGAACATGGAAAGTACGGTGTTGTGAATACAGATACACCTTTTGATGCAACTGAGGATTATGAAGAGGATGCACCACTAACAAGAGATCAATTTCAATTAGACAATACAAAAGTTGAAAATAAAGCAAACCTAAACGAATCACAAACATTTGAAGAAAAGGTACAAGCATTAATAAAAGAAGGTAAATCAAGAGAATCTGCTGAGAAAATTGTAGGCTCATTTGTACATAAAGACGAAGTTGATAAATCAGGATATCAAACAGAAAATGGAAATGACAAATTAGGTGGTCAAGGTGCTACAGAAGATGATAAAGATAAACGAGAAAAAGAGGATGAAGAGAAAGAAGACGATGAATTAAAAAGAAGAGATCATTCTGATTCAAACGGAGATATAACATCCACATATAATCAAAATGTAGGCAGAGAAGCATCATCAGGACGTAAATTGAAAGCCGATACAACTGCAAACCAAGTTGGAGGTATAAGAGGAGGATTAGATCCACATTTTCAAGGAAGTGGAGAAACCAATGATATTAATATTGTTCAAGAAAAACCTGAAAGAGCCGAAGATAAAGGAGCAGCAAATATCAAAATTACAATATATACTAAAAAAATCAAAGCAATTAACAATTCACTTGTAAAACACGCACAAATACAACAATTAAAGAAGATTAAAGGTTCATTACCAAAATCTCCTGAAAAATACACAGAAGATGAAGAAACTCTTGTTGGTATTACTGCTGAAGGTGGTAATGCAAATCAAGCACAAGCACATATAAATGACCCAAAGAATTGGGCAAAAATAAATGATAGACTATCCTCACATAATTACACACATACTGGTAAAGAAAAACCAGCTAAGGAATACACAGTTGGTGGTCAAAGATTTATGGATAGAGATGATACGAGTAGAACAGCAACATCATTAAGACGACGATTACAGAAACACGCACAAATACAAGAATTAAAAAAGATTAAAGGTTCATTACCTAAAAAAGAAACAAAATTTGAGAAAACAAGGAGAGAAATATGGGATGAAAAATCACCATCAGATATTGCAAATGCTACACCCTCCTCCAGAGATGCAGATTTAGCTGTATGGGAAAAAGATGGAATAGCAGCTAATCAAATAGAATCTTATAAAGAGAGAATAAGAGGTGATAAAACAACAAGACATGCAAAACGTCCTAATGCATTAAGTATCCCTGAAGGTTCAATATCAGGAGATAGAAAAATCCACGGTGAAGAAAATCCACGTAAACCTAGAGGTAAAGCACCAAGAAATTAAACTAATATAAATCTTACATAATCTTTATAAGCCCTTATATACAAGAATCTATAATAACATGGCTATCGAAGAAATCGCAAAAAGCGACGACAAGGAAGAAAAACAAGAAGAAGAAGAAGCAGAAGATTCTAAAAAATCTTTTGATGAAACTTTGATTGAGACACTTTCTACTTTGACAGAACACGTTAAAGCACAATCAGAATCCCTAATTGCACTCGACGAGAGACTTACAAAGGCTCTAGAAGAGGAACCAAAGACACAACTAGATTTCCCAAATACTTCAGATGATGAAGGAATTGGTGAAACAGTTAAAGTCCCAGATACATACCAATCTAACTCTGTGCAAGCAGAATTAGATGCAGATGGTGATGAAACAGAGTCAGACCCAGAAGAACTTGTTATGCAAGAGAAAGCTGAGAAAACTAACTTTGAATTCACAACTGAGACTCCACGTCCAACTACATCTTTAGAAACTGTAAACAAATCTACACAAGAATTGAATATGGTTCTAAAAGACGCAAGAGAAGAAGGTTTCGACGGATTATCCGTTGTAGCACAAAAGATTTTGAAAGGTGATTACTACACTCCTACAAATGAGGAGGCATGGTTCTAATGGTTCAAATCAGAACTATTGACGAACTAGAGGCACTCTATTATGGACAGAATAGAAACCTAATCAGAAAAGCTGATGCCCCAGTAACTACATCAACATCTGGCGTTTTTAACGCTATATTTGGTGCATATGCATGGGCTCAACTCAACCTAGAAGCAAATGCTTTTGGTATCTTACCAAAAGTTCCTTGGGACAAATCTGGTTGGAGGGCAATTACTGCCAAACCAACTTTGAATACAACCAATGGTAATACTGTACTAGGTGGTACTGCTGAAGGTGGAAATATTGCTGAAACCGTAAAGCCTACTTTACAAGAGATCGATGTTAGACCAAAAACTGCTCAGTTGCCATTCAGTGCATCTGAAGTTATGGAATGGCTCGCAACTCACAGTAAAGACGATATTTGGGGAGGCTTAGGCTCACTCAGATTGTATATGGCAGTTCAGCATAAAGAGTTCATGAATAGAATGTTGCTCGCAGATGTTGAAACAGAAGCAGCAGGAGCAAGTGCACACAACACAGGTACAACCAACTTTGAATCTCTCGACAGAATCATTTCAAGTGATGCTGAAGAAGATGCATTAGGTGGTTCCTATGATGGTATGTACGATCCTTGGGCAGCAAATGCAACTATTGACAGAGATGGTAATAGTGGTACTTTTGACTGTACTGTGGAATCAGCATCAGGTACAATAGGAACAGACGGAGTTTTAACTGACGATACTCTAAGAACTTTCTTACGAAAGATTAGAATTGCAGCAGGTAAAGATCCAAATGTATTCCTAGGTTCACACGAAGTTTACTCCGAGATACAAGGCTTATATATGCCATCTGTCAGGATTCCAAATCCTTATGGTGAAGCATTAGTACAAGTCGATGTAAACGGTATCCAAACTTTCAAAGGAACTGGAGTCGGAATTCACGTAGATTCTATCTATGGTATCCCATTCATCCCATCCAAAGATGCCCCAACAGGTGGTGGCAACGAGGTAGGAAGACTATTCGCATTAGATACTTCTGATGCAGAAGGTTACGGATATCCAAGAATTGGAATTCAAGTTGCAATCCCAACTGAGTACTATGAAGCAACACGTAGAACACCAGCTTATCCATTCGTGAACAATGCTTTCGTTGAGAAAGGTGTTTACAGAACAAT